CCAGTAGGAATAAATGGCACTACCTTCAAAAGTATGGCATTGAAATCAACATCCTCTTTTGGATTTGATGTTGGTGCTTGTTATGAACTTTCTTTATTGACAGAAGGCTATACCTATAATTGCAACCTTACGGTTCTTCATGACTGCTCTGGATATTGGATAAGTCCATCATATGGTGAGAATGACCTTATTCTCTGTGATAATGTTTATAAGCCACAAGTACCAACAGTTCTCGATGGTAGAGTAATAGAACCAGAAATAATGACTGAAGCATCATTTGATGCTCTAGGTCTTTCGATTGGTGATGAATACAAAGGTGGATATTATGTTGGTAAGTTTACCGTAAATTCTCCAAACAGCAAGGTGTATGGTTCTCTGAATTTTGATCCAGCTGAAGAAAAGCACTACAACGATACTTCACCAAGAGATCAATATCTAAAATGGGCTATTATAGTTGATTATAGAGATTATACTTCTCCCATGATGACAGCATCGGAAATGAACGCAACTGTTCCGAGAACATCATACTCAGATGGCTTTTACAACTGTTATGGAAACAGAAATGACTTTACTGGATATGACCTGACTACCATTACAACTGTCAGAGGATTGATAAGAAATGGATTTGCTGACTATTATATTCCAAGTATTATTGAGCTATATTTCCTTGCAAATCAAATTCGCCTGAATCCAACTTTAAATTCTAAGTTAAACGTCGAAAATAAATTAGTATCTTCATCCGTATTTTTTGAGAATCTTACTTCATTGAATACCAATGAATACACATTCAACGGTCTTGTTTTCACATATGCCCAGACCATAAATAGTAATATGAGTGATTTTGGTAAGACTCTGCTAGTTCCTGGAACAACTAGAGGGGCTTTACGATTCTTTAGAAAGGTTCTACTAACATGAGCTGTGGTTGCAATAAAAAAAATGTAAATGAAGAAAATCCCGCATTTAGAAAAGAAGAAATCAAAAGAGAAAATTTTGTCACCGAAAAGGCAAATATGATTCAGAATTTTGCCTCGGCAATAGCTTCTCGGGGCATTTCAAATGAAAAGGTAAGTATACCAGTAAAACAACTTAGAGTCCTTTCTTGCTTTGGTAATATGAAACAGGGTGGAGAACTTCCTCCATGTGAGCATTTGAAGCCAAGCGTGACTCCTGGTAAATATTTTTGCGGTGGATGTGGTTGCGGGGATCGCAAGGGCACTTGGCTCGTATCTGATGGTGACGAATATTCCAAGCTGGATTATCCAAAGCTGGCTTGCCCTCTACAGATGCCTGGATTCTCAAACTACAAGAAGTCTGAGCCAGCTGAAGGTGAGTCTCCAATCACAAGAAGATATTATATTGAAAACAATATAAACTACAAGGATCTTGAGAAGATTCCAGTGACTGTTCCTTCGCCACAGAATAAACAATAAAATCTTCTTATAAATAAATTAAGGAGATCTTTATGGCAGAACCCAACTCACGGGCAACACTCATAGATTATGCTTTACGCAATCTTGGACACCCCGTAATCACTATAAATGTTGATTACCAGCAGTGTGAGGATCGCCTTGATGAAGCTTTGGACTTTTTTAGAGAAAGACATTTTGATGGAGTTGAGAAGGTGTTCTTCAAGCATGAGCTCACTCCTACTGATATTGAAAGAAAATATATTGATTTATCTCAAGTTGGTGGTTGGGATGGTAATCCAAATTCAAGACCGAATGGTAATGACATTCTATCCGTTGTTAAGTTATTTCAGTTCGGTGATTTCGCAAACATCGACATGTTTGATCTTAAGTATCAACTCGCACTTGTTGACTATTTCGGAATCAATAGAGGGTTCAATGGCGGCGGTTCAATGGGCCTTGGTTCATATCACTCCACAAAAGCCTACATTAAACTCATTGAGGACTTCTTTCAGGGTGAAAAGGCTATTCGATTCAGCAAAGTGACGAATAGACTGAACATAGATGGAAGCTGGACTGAGCTTTCTAAGGCAAAGTATATCGTTCTTGAAACATATGCTGCTCTTGATCCAGAAACTTATCCAGAAATATTCAAGGATCGTTTGCTCAAGAAGTACCTAACTGCTCTTATTAAGAGACAGTGGGGTACAAACATGATGAAGTACGACGGAGTTCAATTACCTGGTGGTATTGTCATGAAGGGTAGCACTATATACGCCGAGGCTGTACAAGAGCTACAGGCTATAGAACTTGAAATGTTGAACTCATACGAACTTCCAGTAAATTTCTTCATAGGATAATAAATGGCAATAAACCCGTTTTTCAAGTTTGCCAATAATGATCAGAAGCTTCTTGATGACTTAACTGTAGAAACAATTAAGGTCACGGGACAAAATTTTTATTACCTACCAAGAGAATACTTCAAACTAGACAGAATTCTCGGAGAAGATATTCAATCTCAGTTTAATTCTGCTATTCTCATCGAAGCTTATATTACAAACGTATTTAAGTTTGATGGACAGCAGGATATCATTGCAAAATATGGAATCATGAATACAGACCGTATGATGATTCAGATTGCAAAAACATCATTCAGAAAAGAAATAACAACCAGAGTTCCAAGTATAACAAGACCAAGAGAAGGTGACTTAATATATTTTCCATTTTCTGGCTCTATCTTTGAGATTAATAAGATGGAAGACGAAGTTCCATTTTATCAATTAGGTGCATTAACCACATATACATTGACTCTGGAACTCTTCACATACTCACAGGAACAGTTCGATACTGGTATAGAACTTGTGGACGAAGCAACAGTGGAAAGAAGAGAATATGTGAAGAAGATTCTGCTAAAAGGTATTCTTGGAGGAGATTATATTGTTGGAGAAACAATTACTCACTCTGGCTATACAGCAAACGTACATCAGTTTGTCAAGGGTTATTCATACTCTACAGTCTATGTCATGGATGAGAAGGGCACTCTATCTCTTGGATTGACGCTCACTGGAGAGTATTCGAATGCTGGCTATACTGCATTCAGTAGTGAAATTACAACAACCATCATTCCAACTGATCCAATCAAGGAGGAAAGTGATGGAGACAACATGGATATTGAGAAGGAAAGAGCAAAGAAATCTATTTTCGATACTTCGGAAAAGGATCCATTCTCTGGAGGTAGATACTAATGTTCGGTGAAAATTTCACATATTATAATGAGACTCTTAGAAAAAACATCATTGCATTTGGTGCTATTTTCAATCAAGTGACATTAGCCAGATTTAATTCTGCTGGAGCTGTGACGAATTACATCAAGGTTCCTATTAATTACGGACCAAAGGAAAAATTTGTTTATAGATTGATTTCTGAGAGCGGTAATACAGATTTTGCACATATCCAGAATACCTTTCCAAAGATGGGATATGATATTGCAAATATTATATTTGATCCAAATAGAAAATTCAATAGATTACTCACTAGAAAAGCTCTAGCTCCCAATAGTGTCAAGGTTGGATATGTTGGAGTTCCTTACAATATAAATTTCAACTTATACACATTTACAAGAACAATTGAGGACAATCTACAGCTAGTCGAGCAAATTGTCCCATACTTTGCCCCAGATTTCACCGTAACTATTAAATATAACGATTTAAATGAACAGGTCGATGTCCCAATCGTTTTAAATGACTTCAACGTTGTTGAAGACTACGAAGCAGATTTTACCACCAGAAGAAGTGTTTCTGGAGTGTATAGTTTTACCATGAAGACGTATCTTTATGGTCAAATCAAGAATAATATAAGCATGATCATCGAAAATGCCAATATTAAACTATACGAAGGACTGACACTTACAAATAATATCCCAATTTATGATTTTGGATATACTGGAGCTAGCGGTAGTACATTTATAAATTTCTACCAGAATTGAGAATGATATGGAGAATGAACCATTTGAAAATATCTCTAAGGCATTGGATGTAGCATTTGAGCCATCAAGCGTAGAGGATAAGAAAGAAGTAGTAAAAAAAATCAAGAGAGATAGAGAAGAAATTCTTTCAAGCGATTTTCAATTAGCTCGGGAGAATATCAAGGAACTCATCAATACAGGCAAGGAAGCCGTTGATGGGATTATGAAGGTTGCAATCGAATCAGATTCGCCCAGAGCATATGAAGTCGCCTCATTGCTGATCAAGACCATAGCTGAATTGAACAAGGATCTTATGGTTGTTCATGAGAAAAGTGAAAATATTCAGAAGGAAAAGGTCACGAACATCACCAACAACTCAATTTACGTCGGATCTACAACTGATTTACAGAATCTCATAAATCGAAATAGATCAAATCAAAAGGATTTAAATGAATAATTACGTCAAAAAACCAGGCTATCTTGGAAACAAGAACCTCAAGCCTGCTGGCGTACAGATTGAATTTACCAAGGAACAGGTCGAGGAGTACATGAAATGTGCTTCTGATCCTGTATATTTTGCTAAAAAATATGTTAAGGTTGTTACTCTAGACAGTGGTATTACTCCATTCAATCTTTACCCATATCAGGAAAAGCTGGTAAATAAAC